GGATTATTCTTTATGTAATCTTTAGGGACACAATCTCTGGGATGTACTATGATAGGTACTCTCTTCAGATCTTCTGGTATGTCTTCTAACTTAGCATCATGAAGGAAAACAACAAGATGAGTATTACCACCACCCACAACTTTGTCACCTGAAGGTAATATATATTTTCTTGTTGAGGTAGCCTCGTCAAAGTTAGTCCATCCATCTTCCGTTGTTTCCTGTGCATCCACTTTCTTTGTAGGAACATCATCAAATACATGCTTAACTCCCTGATATTTTTCTGGAGGAATGCCTTCGTCATCATCCGTAGTAAAGTAATGATCAGCTACAACTACTGGTACATATTTAAGAACTTTATATTCTGCTTCAACAGTCTCCCTACTATTACCGCTTCCCATCAAGGCAAAGTCAACATCACTTATTTCCTCAGTCCTTAACATACGATCAAGAGTTTCTCTGACATTTCCCTTATACAATTCAAAGGTAAAAGTCTTGTCTTCCTTATCCTTGATGTGCTTTGTAAATTCTTCCAGCCTGTTTCTTACAGCCTGTATGGTATTGTGAGGCTTGACATTAAACTCTATATGATCTGTCTCTGTAGTACCATCCTCAAATAAATCAAAGCCAATGTAGTGAACCTTCTCCTGATGTGTAAATGCAGCCAAGGCCATCTCAATAGCCCTTCCTCCATTCCATGCTCCGCTTTCCAGTATACATTCAGGCTTATAAAACCTGATAATGTCTGCCAGTTGTCTGTATCTGTTGGGAAGTATGTCAGGAGATGTCTTAGTATCCGACAATTTAATAATGCGTTGACCATCCTTATCTCTAACAGCCATGTTCTTTCGATCTTCCAGACTGACAATCATCTCAGAGATAACAGAATGTTCTGGATCAATCTCATGTACTTTCATGCCATGAGCTTCATAGATAGTTCTTAATCTATTCAGAATAAAAGTATCGTGCCACTCCCTGTAGTTGGAGAACTCTCCTGAAATAAAAGCACCCCTTAGATCTCCTAACAAATCTACTGGAGTTTGTCTGCACAAATTATAGGCAGTTAAGTAAGCAGAATCTTTTAAAGTAAGCATGTCTACCTTATCAGAGTTCTCTGGAAAGATAGACTCAAGATCTTTAACAGATATACTCTTGGTATTAATAGCACTGGGATCAAGCCAGATCAACCAGCAATCATTGCTCTCAAAGGCACACTCAGTCAGAGCTATAACTTTAGGAACAAACTTGATAGGATCTAGTATCTCATTATAAGGAATAGTATTCCCTTCAGTTCCGTTATGTCTGCTAAAATCTTTTATAAATTTAGGATAGTCCTCTACCTCCATCAGGTTATGGTAGTGGATATTAGGAGCTTTGGGAAGAGAATAGTTTGACAGATCAAGATTGTAGTAGTAACAATGAAACTCTATTTTATTTTCCCAGTTATCTTTAAACTCACTAAGAAGTGTGCTGGTACTCTGTTGAAGAAATGCCTCATCAAAGGCAGTAACAATTTTATATTGCATCTACTTTATCTCTCATTAGTAAGTAAGAATAATCTATATTCCATTCGGCTGCATACTGTCCATCAATAGGACGCTTAACGCTCCACTCCTTAAACCAAGGACCGCCTGTTGTGAAGTGAACATTCTTTGGTTTTACTTCTTCTGGTGAATGACCATCAAGCCAGTTCCATTCTTCATGTATGCTACCTACGGCACTATCCTTATCAGGCAACCATTGAAACTGATGTAGATAAGAACCAGATTTATTATTAACTTCCAGTGGTGTCAGCTTTCGATTAAGTTCATGTCCACAATTCCATAGTACCAGACTAGACCAGTTCTTTTTAGGATAGGCTACCTGTTCTCTGCCATCCATCTTGTACTGATCGAGTGGTTCATACTTATGCTTTACACAATAAAGAGGAAAGAAATCATTATTATATTCCTCAAACAATTCATTCATATCTGTTCGAGGATACATGTCACAGTCCATATATAAAGCCCATCCTTCGTACATCATCAAGGCTGGTATCAGAAACCTGCTAAAACTAAACTCAGTAGAAAAAGGTCTTTGATCTATCTTATCTATGTACTGTCCATTGACAATCTCATAAGGTCTGTAATGCATACCCATCAATTCAAGAATATCTTTTCTAAGAAACTTAACATGAATAGGTTTGGGTGAGTTCTCTTCAATAATATATTTTAATACAGTACAAGCAGCTTTCTCTTTAGGATCATAGCCTATAAAAATTGTATTTATTTTTTCATCTTTTCTCATATTAAATTCCTATAGCAACTTTGTTAATTTTTCTTGGAAGATTATGAGGAGTAGGTTTGTCATTGTAGTAATCTGCATCTTTATATTTAGACTCATATTCTATTGGACCTACTTCTATCATATCATATTCTATAATTTGTAGACAATTAAAAGGAAGACAGTGTTCTTTTATAAATTTATCGGCAGCAGCTTTTGCATATGAGGGTCTTTCCCAAATATATTTTCCACTGTTTCTGGAATGAATAAACTTATCAGCTTTAGGACTATAAATTTTGTAAGCCTTAGACATTTTAATCTCCTCATCCGTATCTTAAAATTAAATATAAAAATCCCCAAAGAAGAAAAAGATCAGCGCATATAGACCATACGATATACCCTTTGAATATCCATTTACCTGTTTCTTTTATAGGTTTTTTCATTTATCGTCTTCACATTGACCTTCTAATATTTTTACTATATCTATCCATGTATCATTACAAGAAACAGGAGAAGACAATATCTCATTAATATCTTTCCATGTTTCCTGAGAGGTGTCTTCGTTTGCCATACTAGTAGAGCTTACTAAAAATACTAAAAATATTATTAATATATATTTCATAATATATTCCTTTATAAAAAGGGAAGGCACTCAGTGAATGCCCTCCCATCTCCTTATTTAAATTCAATGAGCTTCGGCATTTTATCTTCTGGAACATCCTGTCTGAGCTTGATGATAACCATCCCATTTTCAAACGATGCTTCTGTGACTTCGATATTCTCTGCAAGATCAAATGTCTTTGTGAAAGCTCTGCTTGCTATGCCTTTATGTAGAATGTTTTCGTTGCCCTCCTTTTCAGAGTTGTTTCCACTTATGGTTAATCTTTGTTCTTCCTGAACCACTTTAACTTCTTCCTTTGTAAAGCCAGCCAAAGCCAATTCAATCTTGAACTCCGTATCCGATTCCTTAATCAGGTTATGAGGTGGATAATTTTGATTATCGTTCTCAGGCATATCCATTATCCTTCTGAACAACCTGTCATAACCTATAGCCCTTCTCTCAAAATTCAGTAGAGAGGGTGTGTTAAGAAACTTCCAATCACCTTCTAGTCTTACATTCATAGCGTTCTCCTTATTAAGCAAGAGGTTATAGAACCCACTATTGGCATTCTATATATGTATATTATACTACACTTTTATCTATTTGACAAGTCTTTATTTTAAAATTTCAATAGGATGTAATTTATTTATGGGAAGATTATAACAATCTGCTTTAACAATAAAGCCATTGTCCCCATCCTGTTCCCCCTTTTTTAGAAGACGAGCCTTATTAAAATAATCTTTTTTAGACATCCATCCCAAGACCCATCCCTTGGTAAGATCATTTAAAATCCTTGTAAAAATATAGTGACTACATTTTTGTTTAGTATTGTAGGATGCTACAGAACAATCATAGTAGTCTTTGGGAATCACCCCTGTTCTTTTTGTTTTGACATCCAGTTTTTTATCCCCATATAAAATATCAAAATCATATGTATTACATATCTCTCCTTCTGAAAGAGAATGTAATGTCATGATTTCTCCTAGAAAGCCACTGATATTTCCTTTACCATAAGTTATAGAATTATTTAATTTTCCCATCTCTTCAGACTTGTGGTTGGCTTCTTCAATCCATTCCTTTTTTATGTCTATCTCTTTCATTATCAAACTCCACATGATCCACCCATGCCACTTATCTGACAAATGTCATGAGCCTGAATGTTGTCCTCAAATTCTTCTCCTAATTTTTCCAGAGCCTCAGAGTATGGAACCTTGGTAAGAGGCTGTCCTCCTCTACATCCATCAGGATAACAGGTAAATCCTCTTAACCTGTGAGCATACTTAGCCAAGGTCTGAGCAAAGTCTTCTACCTTTCCTTCATTGTTATCCTCCGTATCCCACGCTGGAAGATTAATAGTAGAAGAGATAGCCATGTCCACATACTCCTGAACATTGGCCTGAAAGTTTAATCTCCTTTCATAGTTGGTTACAAGATCAAGAGCAGACTCTATACTTTCAGGTTTAATATCATAGAGTTCTATCATTTCATGTGCCGCACTGTCCACCACATACTGATAGTGCCATCGTTTATTTTTCAGATACCTTCTTTTAAAAGCCACAGCAAAGATAGGTTCTACTCCAGTAGAGGTTCCTCCCAGAATACCTATAGTTCCTGTAGGAGCAATAGCCCTGACAGCTACAGGTACAGAGATGTTGAGTGTGTTGGCAAAAGATCTAGCTATCTTATCTGACTCCGCTTCATATACCTTGAACCACCTATGTAACTCTGGTGTCGTTTCATACTTGTGTCCACGTTGTATCAACCACTCATGAAGACCCATCAAGCCAAGTCCTAAACGTCTATTTGAATTTCTAACCTCATACACTTTCTCGTAGGGGAGTGCTGCTCTGAGAGTGCCGCACAATAGAAATTTTGTGGCAAGTTGTACAACCTCTTGCAACTGATTAAGATCATCAATACGAGCAAAGTTGAGACTGCCCAAATTACATACGTCACTATCGTCTTCACTTGTAACTTCGGTACAGGCGTTGCGTAAGGTTTCATTTTCTTTTTCAAAGAAGTTGAACGAGAATCCCGGTTCACCTGTTCTAAGAGCCTGACGTATATTAGTCCTAAAGACATGTCCCAGATCTCCTTTCTCCCAATAGTTTAACAACCATTCGGTATCATAGTTTACACTGATGTTGGTCATGTCCAGAGGTGCAGGAAAGTTGAAGTCATCTTGTTTAATATCAAACAAAGTCTTACCTGTATTTCCTACTGGCATATCAAACCAGTTCTTGGCAGTCAGAAACTTATCAACATCATCATGCTTCCAGTTCAGAGAAGCATAAATAGCAGACCTGCGACTACCTCCCTGCATAACCTTCTGACCTATCGAATTAATCATCTGCATCTTAGGTATGGGACCACTGGATATACCACCAGTACCTTTCAAGGTTTGTCCCTCTGGTCTATAAGTAGAATAGTCTACCCCAATACCACCCCCTGTCATCAGACAAGACTCAGACTTCCAAGAGAGGTTAGCCCAATCTTCTCTGGTATCTTCCTCTGCTTTAAGTAGATAACAGTTGTTAAAAAACTTCTTATCTCTTCCTGCATAATAAAGATATCTACCTCCGGGCAAAAACCTGAGATTGGATATGTGATCTATCAGTGCTTCCTTCTCATCCTTACTTAGATTGTTTTGACATACATCTTCCACCAGTGTACAGGCCAACTCATGAAAAGTTTCTGCTCCTTCATGAGAATACTTGGTGTAAAAAATGTCTTCACTAAACTTGGATCTGAACTGTGGATTACGATTTGATTTGAACATGTCTACCCCTATCTATTAAATCATTAAACAAATCTTGTTGCTTGTCTTCCTCTGGATATTCTAATTCTAAAAGCAGTTGTGCATAGTGTATTACTTTTAGTATGTCTTCTTTACCCTCTCCTTTTTTATTATGTCTGGTTATATATTTTACAATGTTAGCTTCACAGGTATTTAAATTATTATAATGAGAATAAACTGTAGGTTGAATAACACAATCTTTGTAGTGATCTCCTCCTACCTGTACATCCAGTGGATTTATTTTAGTAGATAATGGAACTAAATCTTCTTCTGACATTTTCTACATCTCCTGATACGATAACTTCACATGCAAAACTTCTGACCTTTTGTGGTTCCAGACCAGCATAATGACACACAGTTTCAAAATCATCACATGTAACTCCAACTGAAGCAAAAACCCATGCGTGTGCCTGATCTCTTTGAATTTTTATTTCATTGTCCTCTCCCTCCACTTCAGGTTTAGTCATGTCCAGTAAAGCTTGAATAACTACCGCAAGATATAAACTTTTATGTGCATCTTTTTCAGTAAGCTCATACAGGGAATCTACAGAAGCTTCAGTCAACATGATTACTTTTTTGAACTGGTCTAAAAAACTTTCCACCTACATAATTATTGTAGAAGGCTGGTTCATCTGTTCCTTCCAGAGTTTCAGTCAAGACATTATATTTCATTTGATAATAACATTCATAATATCTCAAGCTTCTCTTGTTCTTAAACTCTCCTATAATTTCAAACTTAAAATTCTTTTTACCAATCTTCTTTATATCTTCCATAAGATGTTTACTTGATCCCATATATGATTTCCAATTTGATTCTGATTTCTTTTTTCTTTTCTTATAATTAAAATATTGTTTACATCCTATATAAGATTTGTTTGTTTTTAAATTAGTTATAATATAAACGAAGCCAAACTGGGATAGATCAGGAGTTGTTTTAAATGCCCAATGCATTACTTACCATGCTGCTATTTCAGGGACTTCAGGTTCTTTATTAACCTGTACCAAATACCTTTTACCTTTTGCATATTGAAACACCCTGATACCATGTCCTTGATTGGCATCCTTCCAACACTCTCTCTTATGCCCACAATACATACAACCAAAATGAAGCTTAAGATTACCAGACTTCCCATCAGGTACAGGAGCATAACACCTATCAGGAACAGTATCACTGACAACCATCTTTTTAAGATGCTTAACTCTTTCACCTGCATTAATCATCTCCATTGAATGAACTGGAGTGAGACATATCTCCCCTGTAGATTTATCTATGGCTAGAAAAGCCGCCTTGTTAACTCCGTTTGCTTCAGCATAGGCAGAGATCTGATCTATATAACCAAAGGGATCATCTTCCAGTAAGGTATTACTTTTAAATTTATGAAAGCTTTTTCCTGAAGCACTCTTACAATCCACCAGAACGTCATCAATAAAGGAATCCTGATGTCCCACTACTCCCTCTACCTCAACTTCTTTCTGCTGGTCTGTTACCTTGTGACCTGCAATGGAAGAACAAAGAAGTAATAACTCTTCCAGTATATATCCATAAAGAAATTTAATTCTTGTGCTGGGTTTGAGAGAAGATTCAGAAACAGGAGTATTAATATCATACCAGAGTTGTCTGTCTGGTTTGCCAATAGCTGACAATCTTAGATGTCCATTAGCTCTGGGCTGTTCATATATAAATTGTTTGATGTGAACCTTGAGCATTTCCCCAAAGGTATCTATATGTTTATCCACCTCTTCCTCACTCATATCAATGGGATCAAAGGAAAATAAATTATAGATGTCTTCAACTAGAGTATCAATTTTTTTCATATTAAAAAATGGAGGGCGATAAACCAACTGTAGTCTACCACCCTCCAAGTCTCCTTAGGGGTTAAGAAGCAAAGGGAATTTCTTGAGCTTCAGTGTTTACATATCCACCTTCAACCACATCAAAATCTTCTACTTGATTTCCAGTGTATTCGATAAAGTCTACTACCTGAACAGCAGCCAAGTCAGCAGAAACACCAGACTTACCTGCATAGTTCCAATCATAAGGAACCGCCTTCACATTAACTACACTGCCGTTGGCAATCATCTTCCCATTCCACAAATTATTCTGTGAATCTTTAACAAAGGGAGCTTTGCGTTGAGTACCATCAGCCCTGTTTACTTTACGTTTAATCGTAACAAAATCTCCGCGATCATCACCCTTGTTATTGATGGGTAACTTAGCTGCTTCAATAGTATCACGATTGTCGTCATTAACCTCAACCTGAATTGACCATACAGGATCAAACTTGGTATTAGGTTCAACGATACAAGCATAGTGACATTTGCCTGTGATATAGATAGGATCGTTCATTTATATTCTCCTTTAAAAT